TATTTATATTTATGCTTGAAGCAGTGGCTTGATTGCGTTTTGATTAATCAAGTTCCCGTCCAGGCGCTCGTAACCCATAAAGCCAACGTTTAATCCCGCCCAATACAATTGGTCGTTGCGCGAAATAGAAACGTTTTGGATAGTGCGGATCACGTACTTGGAAAAGTCGCCAAAATAAATGTGCTTTGTTGCGGTGACTGGCAGGCCGGTTGCACCTGTGGCTGCGGGTAAATCGTTATTGATAAACACCGGATAGCCAAGCAGGCGATCAGGCTCTCCAGTAATCAGATTGCCCTGCACGAAAATATTGGTAAACTGCGATGCTGTGAAGTCAAGCGTGCGCAAGTAGCCAAGGATTGAATCGTGCATCATCCAGCCGACCTTCGGGCCTACGCGGTAGGCGCGGTCAACGCTGTAAATCAGCCGGGTTAATTCGCTTTTTGCGATTGCAGTAGCCGATGTGGTAGTAATACCAGTTGCAGTAGATGCAACGGTCAAGCCGTAAGACTGGTTGGTGCCTGTGCCGTTGGTAAGCATCGTGTTTTCACGGCGGCCAATACGGTTAGACAGGTTTTCAAGCAGTACGTTTTGCAAAAGGCCTACGCGCTCATCATTCAAAAGCGCCTGGTTCACCTTGATAATACCTGAATCAATGATCCAGTCCCCAAGGGTAACATTGCCAAAGGTCAAATCGGAAACGGTACGGTCTGCCGCTTGGTTTGCTGCGGTATTTACGTTACCAGTTGTCGAGGTGTCGTCGCCGGTTGGGTAATTCAAGGTGCCGCCAATGGTATCCGCGTAAATCTGGCAGTAAGCACGCATACTGGAGTAATACTTCATCATGTTTTCCAATTGATTAGAAAACGACACAGGCACCAAGAAGCCGCCAAGGCTGTTTGTAGTTGTGATCTGCGTAGAAGTACCACGGGTTTCGAGCATCCGCTTCGCTTCGGGGTCAAGCACCTGGTCTTTGCCTAAACAAAGCCATTTGTCGAAAGCCCGTTCGTAGGTCATTGGCTCGGTGCTGCTTGCGTTTTTTGCAGTCCGGTATTCGGTCTCGGCAGCCAGCTTTTCCATTTCTTCCATTGCTTTGAAGCGGGAAACGCTTTCGCGGATTTCGGAAATTTCAGCCGTCAACCGAAGATACTGCTGTTTGTCAAGGTCGTCAGCAAAGCCGCCAGTTTCGGGGTTTGCCCGTGCATTTAATGCTTGTGCAGCGCGTATGTTTGCATCGAGGCGCGCTTGCAATTCAAGTGATTTAGACATTTTAATTTGATTTTATGGCGTCGGCCCAAACTTGCAATAAGTCCAGGTCTCTTTTGCGCGCCTCAATTAAAGAATGAATTTGATTTGGAACATCAGCGCTTCGCGCCGGTGAGTTATTCAATGTTTTTATAGAATCGGCATAGCCGTCAATTACTTTTTGTGCAGCAATTTTTAAATCCTGCAAAGGCTGCATAAGCGCTGAAAAAACGCCCGCATTTGCGGTGCCGCCCGCAGCCACGCCGTCAATGGTTTTTATTTGCTCATTGGCGCAGGAAATAATATAGTTCAATTCTTGGAGCGACCATGCGGCCATTGATACCATGTATCCAATTTGCCAGTACGGCTCCATCATTTCTTGTGCCGATGGCATTTCGCCGCCTTCGCCTATATCATTCATATCGCTATCGCCATACATGGCATCGCGTAAAGACTTCAAGGACTTTAGGCGCTTTGAAGCGGTGGTGTCCGGGTATGCGGGTGTAGTTACTGGCCCCATTTCGTACACGTTTCTGAATTGTGTTACCTCATGGATAAGTACACCATCGCGGCTTTGCATGGTTGAGCCATTTGCCGCCAAATCAAATTGGAAGGAACTGCCTTTGGTGTCGCCACGCTTTACGCTTTCAAGTACATCCTCGCCCGTTGGGCTGTTTGGTAGATCAACCTCATACCACACGCCAATTTCATCGACGCCCGTGCGCATGGTGCCTGCTTCCGCATTGCCAAGCAGGCGGTTTGCATCGTGGTTGTGCATGGATAGGCAGCGCGACAAGTCTACGCCGGTAACGGCTTCGGGCCGGATAATTTCACGGCAGATTTTGCCAGCAATGCGCAGTTGCACCGATGGTTTATTGAATACTACCCCATAACCGCGAATCGTGCGGCTTTCTTGAGATACGACACGCGCTTGCGATTGTTCGCAAAAGGCGTATCGCACCTGCGGGCTATTTGCTTGCTTGCGGCTGTTGTGCATCGGTAGCGTTTATTTGTGTTTGGTTTTGTGCGTTTTGATTGTCCGGCGTTTCCGGCATTTTCACATTCCCGGACTCGTCAATAATTGACATGTTAGCTTGCATAAGCGGGCTGTCTAATCCCTCAATAATGTTTAAGTCTTCCATTGTCCGCGCTTCGTTGCGCGTAAGCCATCCGTTTAGAATGCCAGATGCGTACATCTCTGTCCGTGCTTTGGTGTCACCACGGAGCAGCCCGGTTAAGTTTAGGCGGTAGAAAAAACCAGAGTTTACCTTTTCGGCTTTGGTCAGCGTCTTAATAAACATTTCCTGCTCAAACTGCACCGCCCACGGCTTTAAACACAGTACCACAAACTGAATGTTCATCGTCTCTATGTTGTTGAACGTTGCGCGGTCGAGTTGCTGGAGCAAGTGCGCAGGAACGCCAAAGATTCGCGCAGATTCATTCACCTGGAAGTTGCGCGTTTCATTCAGCATTGCCTCCTCTGGCGTTTGGCCTATTTTTGTATAGGTCATGCCGCCGTCAATAACCAGGTTTTTACCTACATTTTGCACGCCCGCATTACGGCGGTTGAAGTTGTCCTCCAAGATGGAACGTTGAGCGGCGCTTAACACACCAGGGTACCCAATGACGCCGGAAGGGTTGGCACCGTTTCCAAAAAAGTAGTTTCCGTATTTATCGGCTGCAATGGAAGTAGAAATGCTTGTGCTGTGGCGGACCGTTATATCCTCGCCGATAAAGCCATCTAAGGAAATGCCTTTGATGTGCAGTATTTCGTAAGGCTGCAACGTATCGACCGAGCCATCCCGCATGGTAACAAAATAAAACGGCTTGCCTTGGCTATCTTTGTAAGGCATTACCCGGCGGCGCGGTATGTACTCAAATTTGTACGGACGGCCAATGCCATTGCGGTATATGCGGGCATAAGCATTGCCAAAGCAGGCATCCACAAAAAGGTTGCGGCGAAATTCAAAGCCAGTTACATAATCATCTGGTTCTGTTTTGGTAAGGTAGTAAAGCGGATGATTAATTGCAAGTTCAGCGCCCGCGTCTGTCTTATCGTACAAATCAAACGGCAAAGCGGCCAAAGTATTGGCTACCACATTGACTGCCGACCAGATAGCAGGGACACTAAGCGCGGTTTCTTGAGAAACAAACATGCCCGCGCCATTCATGGATTGATAAGGCGCGTTTAGGTTTCCCCACGGCCACTCAAACGCACCTTGTGTGGTGCGCGGGTCTGGGTCTTTGTCAATTTCTGGCTTAACCCACGATATGTTGAATCCGAAAAGCCGCATGATTGTATTTAAGTACAAAAATGCAGCCTACATAGGCGTTAATCGATTATTTTGCTAACATATGTTATACTTATGCTAACCTACTTAATCAGTACGGCGTTGCGGCGGGCTTTTCGATAGCGCGAAAGGCACGATTTGAATGCCTGGTAACTGTTGTATTTAGGATTGCCGTACTTTTCAGCAACGATTGCCCGCGCTGCCTCGAAGGCTTTAAAGCATGGGTTTCGATCTTCCGAAAAAGCGCCCAAGCAGTCGATGTAGACTTTTTCAAACTCCTCAAACGTTATTTTTTTTACACCCTTCATGGGCATAGCGCTTTTATCACTTGAAAACGCTTTTCGTTTTCAGTCTGAAGGTTGTAGTTTACTTTAATATCCTCGGTAGATTGCACCCATGCTTCTTCAATGTTTTCTTGGGTAACAAGGTAATACATTGGCATCGCAAGCTCCCATCCATCACTTTGTAAATTTGTCAAACACGCCCCGCCGCCCATCGTGGCCTCAATCCAGGCAATGTTTGACTTTGAGCGGTTAAAAGCATTGTCCTCCAGTGGCTTCCAGATCAAATTAAAACCGGCTTTTTTGATGCCGTCTATATACGCCTCCGTATTTTTTTCCCATCTTTTGAAGCGGTAGGACGGCCCGTGCTTCAAAAAAAGCATACCATCGTAGCCGATGAAATGAAACTCAGATGCCTGCGTTTTTAATTCATCGTACCAGTCACGGGCAAAGTATAGATCGGCCTGCGAGACAATGCCACCACGCCAGCACCACTTGTTTGTAAAGGGAGCGGGCTTGTCTGGCAGTTCACTTGGAAGGATAGCGTTTTTTACAATTACCCCTTTTTTAAGCGAATCAGTAACATAAAGCAACTGCTCGGTACTTACCCAAATGGCGTTTGCCAGCGAAAAGGATTCTATCAGATTGTTTTTTGCCGTGTAGTAATCCCAAAAAAGCGGATGTTCCTTTGGTAGGTTTATTAAATCGTCGTCAATGTCCAAG